ATGACAAAATCATGGAGCGTACCTTTTCCTGAATCAGAAACTGAACATGATGGAATGCCTGTTTTCTGGAGATTCCAGGCGACAGTTGAAGAAGATGGAATCAAAATATTCGCACTTCAATATATAGCTTTTCATCAGACAGAGCATTATGCATGGTTGGTTCCTGCGCATTGGATTGTTAATTTTAAACCAGCACCAAATCAGTGGTTACAGGAATGGAAACAAAAGAGAAATAGATATGCAATTAAGAAAGTAGCAAAAAATGCAGAAAGATCTTTTGCATTCCCAACGAAGAAACTTGCCATTGAAAGTTTATTACGCCGGAAGAAATACCATTTAATGAGAATCAAACAAGATTTGGCTGTTGTATCAACTCTTGTTGATGGGATGAAGAATATTGATACATCAACACCAGATATTGAATATAACTTTGGGCACAACCAAGAAACAGAAAATTGGGTATTTTATTAGTACAAATAAGCACTGTGTATTCATTCCAACGAGTGAATACACGGAGCAATGTCGCTCGTAACTAAACAGGAGCCGACTTGTTCTGATTATTGGAAATCTTCTTTGCCCTCCAGTGTGAGGGCCTTTTTATATGCATACCAATAACGCTTCACTCGAGGCGTTTTCGTTATGCAATCAAACAGAAGGAGCATCCTATGCAACAGTTCGCTATTGCAGGGGCGGCATCGGTTCGCCCTTTCAACCCGATTTTATCGGTACAGCATTCACGAAAAAACATTCTAACCGGAGCAGACTTTAAACAACCAAGAATGAAAAGTTTGCTCGAAAAGCTTTGGGATATTTTGAAACAACAAGGCCGCCCATGAGTTTTACAGATAACTGGTCAGACGAAGAATTCATTCGTCAGATGAAAGAATTAATCGGTAACGAAGGAGATATTCATGTCACTTGCAACCACAGTGAAGGAGAGCAAGTTACAGAGACGCATGTACACGCAGAAAGCTCTCTGGTATCGCCATAATGGCGACCGCGAAGGAGTGCGGGTATGCCTTAATTTGTCCCGAGTCGAAGTATTAAATCAGCGTTATTTTCTTGGGCTGTGTCCATTCTGAGATCAAACATATGAGCAAAGAATTTTATGCAAGACTGGCAGCTATTCAGGAGAATCTGAACGCGCCAAAGAATCAGTACAACTCATTCGGTAAATATAAATACAGAAGCTGCGAAGACATTCTTGAAGGCGTTAAGCCGTTACTGAATGGCCTGTTTTTATCAATCAGCGATGAAGTTGTGTTGATTGGTGATCGGTATTACGTGAAAGCCACGGCAACTATTACCGATGGCGAAAACAGTCATACGGCAACCGCTCTCGCAAGAGAGGAAGAAAGCAAGAAAGGAATGGATTCTGCACAAGTTACTGGAGCTACAAGCTCTTATGCGCGCAAGTATTGCCTTAATGGTTTGTTCGGCATTGATGATGCGAAAGATGCAGATACAGACGAGCATAAACATCAGCAGAACGCAGCAGCAAAGCAATCAAAACCATCACCTACACCTGAACAGGTTCTAAAAGCATTCACTGACGCAGCAATGCAGAAAAACACCGTGGAAGAGCTTAAACAGGCGTTCGCCAAAGCGTGGAAGATGCTCGAAGGCACACCGGAGCAGCACAAAGCGCAGGACGTTTACAACATCAGACGAGACGAATTAGAAGGAGCGGCTGCTTAATGGCACATTCGATTACTGTAAGACTAAACAAGCCCGCAAGAGAGTTTCAGGCCGGGGAAAATATCGGATTCAACATCCGTGCTGGCGTTCAGTATTACGATCGCCAGACAAAAAAGAAAGAATGGACAAACTACAGCGCCGTTGTATTTGCCAAGCCGGGAGCGCAAGCGGATTACTACCGTAGTGTTCTTGTTGAAGGTGGCATTGTGGAAATTACCGGAGAAAACATCAGGGTTGATGTTTATCAGGGGCAAAATGGTCAATCAATCACTCTTGAATTACTGAATGCAAAGATTGGATTTGCAGCTTCAGGAAATGGCCCGCAGCAGCAAAGTAGTAACCAGCAGAACACTCCTGTATACGACGATTCCATCCCATTCTGATTTAGAAAAATAAGGATTTAATTATGCCAGCGCCTTTGTATGGTGCGGATGACCCGCGCCGCTGTTCCGGCAATTCCGTATCGGAGGTGCTGGATAAATTCAGAAAAAACTACGATCGAATAATGTCTCTACCGCAGGAAACGAAAGAGGAAAAGGAATTTCGCCACTGTATATGGCTTGCAGAGAAAGAAGAACGAGAGCGAATTTACCAGACATCAATCCGACCATTCCGCAAAGCCACATATACCCACTTCCCTGAATATATCGACCCGCGCCTGCGTAATTACCGCTCACGCTATGGCGCTATCAGTAATGACTGAGGAATTTACTATGAGAGGACTTGCATACAATCCCGGCATTCTTCCGGCAGAAATGATTATTCGCCAACGCGTAAAGCCAATGCCATCGAGAGAGGAATTGCTTAAAAGAAAGAGTTTCGGTTCTGTTAACGACAACAAATATCTGAATGCGATGTTGCGGAGTGGGAAGAAATGAAACAAATGACACTAATTGAGATGGATGGTTTTCTGAAAGGTAAATGCATCCCAAGTGATTTAAAGGTTAACGAAACAAACGCTGAATATCTTGTCCGTAAGTTCGGCGAACTTGAATCAAAACTGGAAACGGCGTTGCGGGAGTGTCGTTCTGCTGGAATCACGATTGATAACCTTGAGGCTAAATGCGCGAAGATGGCTGCTGAAAATACCTCGCTTAAGCAATCTGAGAAGGAATTTAATGACTTTTGTCGTGAGGAGTTTAGCGAATGGGAAGATGATGTTACTGAAACCCAAGCCACCGACGCTTTCCTGGCTGAAATTGAACGCAAAGCAATCCGCAAGTTCATTAACAGCATTGAACACATCCTGCGTGACAAGCTGTCTCCGTATGACACCGAAGAGATGCTTGAGGCTATGCGTATTTTTCTGGAAGAACAGGAAGGTGAGCAAAAATGACGATCACAAAACAACGTGTAGAAGAAATCATATCCCGTATTGAAATGTATGGGCATGGTGCCGGGTATACCGCTGATGAGGTTTATGACCTTGCTGTACTGGCGCTGAATTTATCAAATATCGCAAAACTCAAGCGATACGAGCTTGATATGGATGGTTGTGACTCGTTCGGTCAGGATTGTGGCGCTGACATGACTGAAGATTCTGATGGCGATTATGTCCTGTTTGATGACGTAGTTAAGTTGTTTGAGTTTGATACATTCGAAAGCCCAGCAAAGGAGGCAACCAGTGAGCAAGATTGACTATCAGGCACTGCGTGAGGCGGCGCAACTGGCAACACAGGGTGAATGGGTCGCATTTATTTCGTCTGGTACTGGTACATATGCGGTGCATACACCTGGTGATAAACGATGTGAAGACGTTATCAAATGGACCGGCTTTGATGGACAGAACAACGCAGAGAACAACGCTCGTTATATCGCAGCTTTCAACCCTGAAGTAGTGCAGGCGCTGCTGGATGAACGGGAAAGAAACCAGCAATACATCAAATCTCGCGACCAGGAGAACGAGGAGATTGCGCTAACGGTAGGGAAGCTGAGAGTTGAGCTTGAAGCAGAAAAACAGCGGGCAAAGGTTCTATTTATGGAAAATGCTCGGCTTAAGTCAGGCATAGCCGGTCTGATACACCTCGGTATTCGATATGCAGATGTTGAGGTCATGAAAATTGCTGGAGATGCCCAGCTTTCTACCCCATGCACTGACAGCATCATAAACAGCATTGCAACAGGCATTCGCATCAAAGGAGAGTGATATGACCACTATGACCAAAGAGCGACTACTGACAATCAAGCAGTGGCGCGAAACATACGGACCTGGTAGCAACGTTGTACTGCCAGCAGAAGAAGCGGAAGAACTGGCACGAATTGCGCTGGCATCACTGGAACGCGAACAGATTCGCCACGAGTATGCCAAATGGTCTGACTCCACATTTGGCTGCGTTGGCCCCATTGTTCCGCTGAAACATCTCTCAAAAGAGGCACTGGAAGCCGCAGCCGAACCAGACGATCTTAGCGAGTGGGCTGATATGCAGTTTCTGTTGTGGGATGCACAGCGCCGTGCTGGCATCAGCGATGCTGAAATTACCGTTGCTATGGAAGATAAATTGAAGATTATCATGGAGCGCCAGTGGCCTGAGCCAAAAGATGGTGAGCCTCGCTTGCACATTAAAGAACCCGGCAACTCTCCGGTAACTCCGGATGGTTGGATAAGCTGTAGTGAGCGAATGCCAAGCGAAGAAGATGTTTTGGTTTATTGCTCAGACACAAAAGAGCAGATGGTAGGGTTTCACAAAGGTAAAGGGTTATTTCAATTCTTTTACATGAATGGTGTTGAGGGGGTATGTGAGCCGTCACACTGGATGCCGCTACCAGAGCCTCCACTTTGAAAGCGAAGCTTATACATATCTTTTACATCAGCAATCTATTGTTAATCTCCAATCAATGTTACGTTGTCATCTCACTCATGCTTTGGAGGTAGTGATATGTCTTGTCCAAAATGCGGTTCTGGAAATATTGCAAAAGAAAAAACAATGCGTGGATGGTCTGATGATTATGTGTGCTGCGATTGCGGATACAACGACTCTAAAGACGCATTTGGAGAGCGTGGTAAAAACGATTTTGTCAAAATTAATAAAGAACGCGAAGGCAACGAAAAAAGCTAATTTATTTATTCATATATGAAAACAATGTAACCAATATTCGAATTGAAGAACTGAAAGAACACCAAGCCGCCTGATGGCGGTTTTTTTATTGCCTGATTTGCAGGTTCGATTCCCTATTCGGAGATAGCACTCATGCAACACGAACTACAGCCTGATTCACTGGTTGATTTGAAATTCATCATGGCCGATACTGGCTTCGGTAAAACCTTCATCTATGACCGGATTAAGTCCGGAGACCTGCCTAAAGCCAAAGTTATCCACGGGCGAGCAAGATGGTTATATCGTGACCATTGTGAATTCAAAAATAAGCTCTTAAGCCGCGCTAATGGGTAA